TGAGTACCACACCTACCGGCGAGCCGACGAGGGAGCCGTCGGTCTTTCCCAAGTACCTCAGTCCGTCGCAGGTCTCGGGACTGTTGACCTGTGGGGAGCAGTTCCGACTGACGCGAGTGGAACGAGCGCCTGAGCGCCCGATGTGGGCCGGGATCGGCGGGAGCACCGTCCACCGGGTCACCGAGATCCTCGACAGGGAGAAGTGGGAGGCAGAGCATGAGTAGCAAGGAGACGGTCCGGATCGTGTACCGGGTGCCGTGGCGGATAGAGGACGAGCAGTGGTCGGTGGAGTTCTACAGCGCCCCGCCTGCCGGCGTGGCCGAGGCGATGGCCCGGGGCCTGAGCCAGTCCGGGTTCCCGGCCAAGGTGCAGCGTCGGAGCAAGGAGTGGGTTGATGCCTGACCTGCTGAAGGGCGCGAAGGCTGGCGAGCGCTACGTCATCAGCACCCCGCAGGGTGTCGACGTCCTCGCCGCCATCCTCAACCTGCCGGGGGAGGCCGAGCCGTGGGTGGCGACGGACTACTTCGCGCACGGGCCGATCTCGGAGTTCCCCCGTCCGGGGACGATGTTCGTGGGCAGCACCGCCAAGAAGGTGTACCCCGAGGATGACTGACGGACGCGACGAGCGGGAGCAGCCGCTCTCTGAGTGGACGGTGGAGGAGTTGCGGCACGCCGCGCAGGGCTGCACCGAACTGACCTGCCTGTACCACGGGCCCCTCACTCAGGAACTGCGTGACCGTGGGGAGCCTCGCTATGAGCACTGACCTCTGGCAGACCGTGTGGCAGGAGTGCCACGACGAGACCAAGACGCGGCAGCCCACGTTCGACGACGCGGACTACTACCGCTCCGGCCGGCCCTCGAAGGCGTGGCCGGACAAGGAGACCCCGGCATGGTGGGCCGAGAACGGCCCCCGGTTCGTCGAACTGTGGACGCTGTGGCGGGACAACTGCGGGCTCGAAATCTGGGAGTACCCAGACGAGAACGGCGAGCTGGACGCAGCTATCGAGCTGGAGCTGCACGCCTACTCCGGCGACGACCGGGACCTGATCGTGCGCTCGGTGATCGACCGGGTGATGACGGACGGGGACAACCTCTACGTGGTCGACCTGAAGACCGGCTCGATGACCCAGCCGTGGCCGTTGCAGTTGGCGCTCAACGACCTGTGCCTGCGCTCGACGTTCGGGCAGTCGGCCAAGTGGGGCGGCTTCTGGTCGGCCCGCAAGGGCACCGTGGAGCACTGGCACGACCTGTCGATCTACTCCGACGACCTGCTCTGGGACTGGGTGTGGAAGGCGCGCGAGATCCGCGACCAGCACCTGTTCATCCCGAACCCCAACAACCTCTGCAAGAGCGCCTGTGGCGTTTCTCAGCACTGCCCAGCGATGGGCGGGACCCCTTTTTTTCCGGCTGATGCAACCCTGACACGCAACTGAGGAGACACAAATGAGTGACGAATTCAAGGTCCAGTGGAGCGTCTCGCTCCCCCCGGCCGCGCAGTACGCCAAGGGCGACATGCTCAACATCCGGGGCGGCTCGGTGGAGGAGGTCGAGGGCCTCTTCGACGCCATCCTCGCGGAGGAGTTCATCCACAAGGCGACCGAGGTGGCGACCACGCTGCGGGTCTCCGCCGTGGTGACCGATGGCCTGAACGACGGGGCCGGCTACCAGACGCCGGACGCTCCCGCGCCGGCTCCCCAGCCGAGCGCCCCGCCCGCCGCCTCGACGGCACGTCGCTGCAACCACGGCGTCCGCACCCGGCGTGAGGGCAACTACAAGAGCGGCCCGAAGCAGGGGCGTCCCTACGTCGGGTTCTTCTGCCCGCTGGAGCGGGGTAACCCCGACCAGTGCAAGCCGGAGTTCGAGGACCGGTGACATGACCGAGATGAAGACGAGCGAGGTTCTGGACCTCGCGGCCGACCTGATCGAAGAGCGGGGCTGGGTGCAGGGTACGGGCTGGGAGGGCAGCGGGGCCCTCTGCCTAGAGGGTGGCATCGCTGCCGCCGCTGGGACGCAGCGGTGGAGCAACGGCATGGTCAACACGGTGGCGTTGCATCAGTGCCCCGCGTACATCGCGGTCGCTGAGCACCTGAACCGGGATGCCGTCCTGTGGCAGTGGAACGACGCCGAAGGCCGTACCGCCGAGGAGGTCATCACGGTCCTCCGCGCCGCCTCCGCCGTGGCGTCCGCCAAGGAGGCCAGCGTCGAGCGTGAGCCGGTCCTGACATGAGCATCATGGAGCCGGAGGTCGTTGCGGACACCGCGCTGGTGATCTTGCAGGCGCTCGAAGAGGAGATGGAGATCGTCTGCGACATCGCCTCGAAGCGGGGCGAGTCCGGGTGGCCGCAGTGCCCGGACCGCAAGGCGGAGTGGGTGGCGTGGCGGGGGGACTGCTGCCCCAACAGCCCCCGCTACTTCCTGATGTGCCGGGCGTGCCGGGTGGTCTACGAGACGTGGTACGCGATGGGGGCCGCGCTGGCGTGCGGCTGGTGCGAGGCCCCCTCGGACGGTCCCCTCACCTTCGCCCCCCTGCGGGGTGTGCTGTGAACCGGCGACTGGACGAGGCCAGCTGGAAGATCCCGTTCGTCTGGGCGCTGGGCACCCTCGGCATGTTCGCGCTCGGGTGGTTCCTCGACGAGGACGACGAGCCCTTCGACCTCTCGGGGGAGGAGGAGTGGTGAGGCCGAAGATCCGGTGGGACGGCGCGCTGTGGGTCGTCTCGGTGGATCACATGTTCTGGACCGAGCGGTCCTATCACGAGACGTGGAGGGCAGCGCTGGAGCACGCCCTCTGGGTGGGGCTCGTGTCGGGAGTCTGGAGGCTCTGGTGAAGAGGCTCAGCAGGTCCGTGCGCCTGAAGCGGATGGGGGGTCGGCCGATGCCGACCGTCATGCACTCCCTCGGGAATGCCGGCGTCCACATCCGGCGCTCAGAGGTCTCGATGATCGCCGGGCAGCCGGGGGCGGGGAAGAGCCTGCTCGCCCTCTGGCTGGCGGTCCACTGGGCCCAGCAGGGGCTGCGGGGGATCTACTTCTCCGCCGACTCCGCCGAGCTGGGGCAGGCAGCTCGGGCCCTGTCGATGGTGATGCACAACCTTCCGGTGCGGGAGGCCGAGTCGCTGCTGGAGGCCGAGGACGACTGGGCTCTGGACAACATCACCAAGATCAACAACCTCTACTGGTCCTTCGAGGACGACCTGTCCTACGAGAACATCAACGACGAGATCCAAGCGTTCATCGAACTGTGGGGCGTGTGCCCCGACTTCGTGGTGGTCGACAACCTGACCGACGTCGAGGGGCAGTCCGAGGACGAGTGGGCCACCCAGCGCCGGGCGCTGAAGGCACTGGTCCAGCTGGCCCGCCGCACCGATGCGGCGACGCTGATCCTGCACCACACCAGCGAGGACGCCCGGGTGAAGGAGGACCCCTGCCCGCCCCGGTCCTCGATTCAGGGGAAGTGCTCCCAGAAGCCGGCCGTGATCCTCACCGTGGCGGACCGGGGGAGCCGGAGGCCGGTGGCCTGCGTGAAGAACCGGTACGGCCAGTCCGACAAGTCGGGCATGTCCGCCTACTGGTTCCGGCTCGACGAGCAGACCCTCCACTGGACCGCAGCATGATCGCCCCCTGCGTGGCCTGCGGCACCGAACTGAAGGTGCGGGGCAAGCAACAGCACCACTGCCTCAACGACGACTGCAACCTCGGCTACGCGCACTACATGGCGCGTACGCACGTCGTACGGGTGGGGGAGTGCGAGGTCTGGCAGGGCTCGGTGCGGGTGAAGCGGGGAGCCCGGGTCCCGGTGGTCCGGGTGGTCACCGAGCGCGTCGGGAGCAAGCGGCTGGACCTGCGGGTGCTGGCGCTGCGGGACCCCGACCGAGACCTCGCCGCGAACCGGGTCTACGACCGGCTCTGCGGTACCGAGGACTGCGTCACCCTCGACCACCATCGGCTGCGCCGACAGGAGGTCGTGGAGCAGGTCGAGAAGGAGAGGGAGCCCCGGCTGCCGGCCGGCCCGCTGGTGGCCGCGTTCGACGCCTACCTCGAAAGGATCGAGGGGGTCTGCCGGGCCGACCCGCAGCACCTGCGGCTGGTCGACAACGCCCGCCGCGTCGGCACGGTCGCCCTGCGACACGCCGACGAGTTCTGCATCGACGTCCTGCGCGTCCATCCCACCGCCATCTACGGCAAGGAGTTCTACACCGCATGAGCGAGATCGACGAGTGCCGCGTGTGCGGCCAGTACGTGCTGATGATCTGCCAGAAGCAGACCGGCTACTGCTCCGCCGCCTGCGAGGAGAGCGGCCGGTGACGGTCAACCGGTACGCCACGCAGGCCGGCAAGCGGTTCGAGACCGAGCTGATGAAGCACTTCCGGGCGCTGGATCTCGACGTCGAGCGGCTCCGGCTCACCGGGGAGGAGGACGAGGGGGACCTGCTGTGGCGGCTGAAGAGCGGGGATCGGGTGGTGATCGAGGCCAAGCGGGAGAAGGGGTTCAACCTCGCCGGCTGGGTCAAGGAGGCGCAGGTCGAGGCCGAGAACTACCGGCTGCACCGGGGCCTGACTGCCCCGGTGGGCTTCGTGGCAGTCCACTACGCCCGGGGGAAGGGGCTGGGCCAGAGCTACGTGACGACCACGCTGGACGAGTGGATCGCACAGGTGGGCCCGTGATGCGCGAGCACGACTGGAAGCCCGGAGACTTCGACGTCTGGGGTTGTCGCCGTTGCGGAGTTCTGGCGTTCGTCGAGGCTCTCCCGGAGGACGACTGTGATCCCCATTGAGGGGGTGCTGGACCGCTACGAGGTCCAGTACGACCCCGACCGGGACGGCAACCAGTCGGTGCTGTGCCCGTTCCACCAAGACACCCGGAAGAGCGCCTCGGTGCGGCTCGACTCGGGCCTCTTCAAGTGCTTCACCTGCGGCGTCGGGGGGAGCCCGATTGACCTGCTGATGACCCAAGAGGGGATGGAGTTCGTTGAAGCCAAGCGAGTCGCACAAGAACTGGCTGACGCAGTTGGCGCATCGGTATCACGACGCGCTGACTCCGGAGGTACTTTCCTACCTCGAAAGCAGGGGTCTCGGCCCGGACGTCGTGCGTGGCGCTCTCCTTGGGCTGGTCGCTGATCCCGACCCGGCGCACGAGCAGTACCGGGGCCGGCTCTCGATCCCGTTCCTGACGCCCACCGGCGTCGTCGCCATCCGCTTCCGCTGCCTGAAGGACCACGTCTGCGAGGGGCACGGGAAGTACGAGGGGGTGGCCGGGGCCACCACCCACCTGTACAACGTGCAGGCGCTCCATGACGCCACCACCGAGATCGGAATCGCGGAAGGGGAATTGGATGCCCTCGTCGCCACGAGTGCGGGCCTCCCGACAGTTGGATGTGTCGGTGCTTCTAGCTGGAAGCCCTTCTACTACCGGCTCTTCGACGACTTCCAGCAGGTCTACGTTCTGGGCGATGGCGACTCAGCGGGACGGAAGTGGGCGGCTGGTCTGGTGTCAAACATTCCGGGTGCAGTCAGTCGAGTCCAGCCCGCCGACTCCGACGTGACGACGCACGTTCTGGAGGTCGGAGCGGAGGCGTGGCTCGATTCGGTGTGCCTTGGATGCAACCCTGACACAGCCCCTGTAGAGTAATCGCAGGCAATGTCAGAAGCACCTGACGAGCGCATCGCTCGGTTCCGGCTGGTACAGACCCCGAACGGGGACAAGGTCCGAATCTATTGCACCTTTCGCGGCATCGCCCTGACCCTCCTCTGGGTCCGCGCTGACGACGATTCCGACCGCGACGACGTGGACGACCTCATCGAAGCCCTGCCGGCCATCTGGGCGAAGTGCGTGACCGAGCTGAACCTTCAGGCCGAGTTCGCCGGCCTCGATACGGAGATCGAGGATCTCCTGAAAGGCGGTAACGATGAGTGACGGCCCGAAGATCCTCACGCTAGACATCGAGACAAGCCCGAACCTCTCGTGGCACTTCGACTCCTACAAGGTGGACATCCGGCCCATCCAGAACGTCGAGCCCTCTCGACCGATCTGCTGGTCCGCCAAGTGGGCGGACAGGGCCAAGGTGCTGTTCCACAGTGAGGTGCAGGACTCGCACGCAGCGATGCTCGACCACATCGCCGCGCTCATGGACGAGGCCGACGTCGTGGTCACCTACAACGGCGACCGGTTCGACCTGCCCAAGTTGCGCTGGGCCTTCGAGCGGTGGGGCGTGAAGAAGCCCTCGCCGTTCGTGTCGGTCGACCTCTACAAGGTCGTCAAGCGGGAGTTCGGCAACGGCCCGCTGTCCAAGAGCCTCGCCTACATCACCGACCAGCTCCAGCTGACCGGCAAGCTCGAAGTGGGCGGCTACTTCCCGCTGTGGCTGGCGATGTCCGGGCCGGACCCGGACGCGGCCAAGAAGGCGTGGGCCAAGTTCACCCGCTACAGCAAGCGGGACACCCAGACCACCGACGAGTTGCGGGAGCGGCTCACCCCCTACATCACCAACCTGCCGGCGCTCACGCTGTTCAGCGACGACGAGGAGGCGCTGGCCTGCCCGGCCTGCAAGTCGGACAACTACCAGCGTCGGGGCCACGCCTACACCAAGACCCGCAGGTACCCGCGCTTCTTCTGCACCGACTGCGGGAAGTGGTTCCGGGGCGTGCGGTCTGAGAAGGGCGCTGGGGTGGCATGAGCCGACCCGACACCTTCACCCACGAGGACGAGATGGCGATCACCAGCGCCACCAAGATCCTCTGCTCCCGGTACCGGGGTCACGTCTCGCACGAGGACGTCCGGCAGGAGTTGTACCTGTGGCTGTTCACCCACTACGACCGCGCCCAGCGGTGGCGCGAGGAGTTGTCGGAGAAGCACGCGGAGCGGACCCTGATCCGGGCCCTGCGCAACGCCGGTGAGGTGTTCTGCCGGGAGGAGAAGGCCCAGCACGAGGGCTACAAGCCCGAGGACGAGTTCTTCTACTCGATCCCGATGGTGGCCGACCTGCTCCAGTTGTACTTCGACGGCAAGTGGATGATCCCCCCGGCGATGCAGATGACCCGCACCAGCGGCGGCAAGCCCGCCTCCGAGGGCGGCAACCTGATGACGATGGTGGCCGACGTCGGCCGGGCCTTCGAGAGCCTGCCGGCACCGGACCGGACGCTGCTGCGCAACGTCTACGGCGGCACCCGCCCGGTGGCCGACGCCATCGCCATCCTGAGCATCCAGTGGGAGTGCTCACAGTCAGCGGCCAACTCGCGCATCCGGCGAGTGGTCGGGCGCGTCCGCGCCAAGTTGGGGGGCCCTGCCCCGTACCGAAAGGACACCGAAGATGAATGACTGGCTGCTGCAACTGGAGGCCGCTCTCACGCCGGCCCGTCGCAAGGTGCTCTACCGGATCGGGACTGCTGCCTGCCTGATCCTCTCGATCAACGGCTTCATCTCGGGCGAGGAGTCCGAGACGTACCTGACCAGCCTCGCCCTGCTGCTGGGCACCGGCGTCACCGAGCTGGCTGCCGCCAACGTCAAGGACGACGAGTGAGCGCCGAGGTGGAGACCACGCTCGTGATCGTGGACGAGGAGGGCGACCGCCTGACGTTCGATCTGGTGCAGACCGAGCGGGGCGAGCCTTCTTACCACGTCCGCATCAACGACGCGCGCTACGTCGTGGTCGGCCCCATAGAGGCCGACGTCCTCTACGACTTCATCGGTGGGAATTGAACGCCTGCGAGTGGTGCGGGAACGACGACCCCTGCGAGGGCTACGTGTACTGCTCCGACTGCCTAGAGGAAGCCAATGCTGACGTCTGAATTCGCCACCGAGATCGGCACGCTGATCCGCTCGCTGCAACAGCGGGTCCTCATGGAGCCGGTGCTCCAACAGGTCAAGAGCGAGATCCCGCCGCTGGACCACATCGAGCGGGCTATCGCCACGCTCGTCGCTCTCCATGTGGCGCTGAGGAAGGGGACCGATGAAGGTTGACGCGCTGAAGGTCGCTCGGTTCATGTACGAGCGACAGGCCGAGGAATACGGGGCCGAGAAGGACCAGATCGAAGAGGTCTGGGGGGATTCCGACATCCGGAAGTTCTGGACCGAGGAGGCGGAGGCCGTGCTCGGCTTCCTCGGCTTCTCGGAGGCAGCCCGTTGATGGAGATCGAGGAGACCGTCCATTTCGAGGGCACGACGGCAGAGATCCGGGTGAAGTCCCCCACCGGGGGCGAGAAGGGCAAGAAACTAGCTCGGTTCGACCTGCTCCCGCCCTCGATCTGGGACGTGGCCGAACTCTTCGGCCGGGGTGCGGAGAAGTACGACGACTGGAACTGGCGCAAGGGCTACGACTGGTCGCTCTCATTCGCCGCCATGCAGCGCCATGCGTGGCTGTTCTGGGACGGGGAGGACGTCGACCCGGAGAACGGCCACCCGCACCTCTCCTCGGTGGCGTTCCACGCCCTCGTCCTGCTGACCTTCATGGTCGAACAGCCCGAATACGACGACCGCTTCAGGTAATCTACCTGTGCTCGTGTGCCTCTCTCACACACGACGACGGCCCCCGGCATTGCGCCGGGGGCCGTCTTTCTGTTTGTCGGGGCCCTACTCCTCCTGCTCCATCCGCTCGGCCACGCGCTCGATGCGCTTGGCGCAGAACAGGAGGCTGGTACCCAGTGCCTCGTCTTCGAGCGAGAGGATCGGGGCCAGTGCCTCGCTCTCAGCCGCGAGCGCCCTCATGCGCCGCAGCAGAGTGCCGGTGAGCCGGCTGAGGTCGTCATCCATCGCCTGCATCTCCTCGGGGGTCATGTGGTCGCTCATCGCGCCCCCCGCTTGGGCCACGCCAGCGCGGCGAGGACCGCGCAGACCGCCATGCCGAGGAAGGCGTACAGCATGAGCGCCACCTGCTCCCGGGCGGCGGCGTCGACCGCGCTCCTGCCGACCAGCAGGGCCCCCACGCCGAGGAGCGCGGCCACCCCGTAGCGGATGAAGGTCATCAGTGAGCCTCCGCGTAGGCCTCCATGACGGAGTTCGGGACGCGTCCCCGCTCGGGGACCTCGATGCCGGCCTCGACGGCCCATGCCCTGACCTCCTTGGCATCCGGGCCGCTCTGCGCCCGGCTGTTCTTCTTCTTCTTGCCTCCGACCTTGCGACCGGCCTCCACGTACGGCGCAAGCGCCTTGCGGATGGCTGATGCGTGCTTGTCGTTCAGGTCGATCTCGTAACTTTCGCCGTCGAGCGCGAAAGTCAGCGTCTCGTCGGCGGGCGACTCATCGAGATCGTCGACCAGTTCCACATGGACCTTCTGTGCCACGGGTTTCCCCCTCTATCGGTTCTCGATTACTACTTCTGTCTCCGAGACGATGCGCAGGCGCTGACCGGGACCCACTAACCCCCGTGCGGTCGCCATCACTTCGTCATTGACCGTGATATCACGAGTCAACGTAGCGTGCCTGCGATTCGGAAGGCCGGAGCGCTTCCGGCGATTCGTGCCGTCGACGCTTCCGCTGAGGGAAAGCGTGGCGGTATCGCGCACTAGATTCTGCCGTTGCATAGGGGGTATCCAACCTCATTCGTCAAGAAGGGGCAAGCATTGCCCTATTCGTAGCAGGGGGTGCCGTTCTGCCCGGTAGGGCAGCCCTTGGCGTGCTCTCCGGGCATCGGCTCGAAACAGCCCACGCAGAGGCGGGGCTCGTCGGTCATTCCTTCTCCTTCTTCACGGGCTTGGCGTCCAGCGTACGCAAACGCTCTCTGAGGCCCTCGGAGGACGTCAGGGGTACCACGACTAGGGCGCGGGCCAGAGAGGCCGCAGGATCGCCGCTGAGGGCCCTCTCTGCGCTCTTCTTGCCCGGGTAGGGACCCACGGCGGAGTACCACGCCCGTTCCCCGTTCCCGCAGGGGTATTCAGCCACCCCGACGTAGGTGACGCGAGACGCCCGAGAAGCGTCGAGCGCCCCGATCAGGGCACTAGCTAACTCCTCGGGCGTCTCCCAGTCCTGCTCCAGCAGCGGGACGAGGGCCTTGACCTCGGTCGGCCGGGCCCTCACGAGTGCCTCATGGCGACGTGGCCCCACGCGGACTCCATCGCGTCCTCCCATGTGGAGCACCAGACGATGAAGAAGTTGTTCTCCGCCACCCAGTCGCCGTAGGGGGCCTTGTAGACCTTGACCTTCACGAACGGTCCAGCCTCTCGTATCGGACGATGAACTCCTTGGGGGTGCGCCCCAGCAGGACGTTGTGCTGGGGGCAGCGCAGGTGCCTCTCGGAGGAGAGCACCTTGATCAGGCAGTCGTTGCACCACAGCCGCGCGGCGGCGGGGGTGTGGCACATCGGGAGGGTCCAGACGACCCACTGGGCGTCCCCGACGCTCTTCGTGCGCTCGTGCCACGCGCACTCGCAGGGGATGGTCACGTCCTCGTGGACGACGATCTCCTCGAACGCCGTCGTGTAGTCGATGGGGGCGACGGTCATGCGCTCACCTTCTGGGTCAGGCGGTGGTGCAGGACGATGCCGGCGACCACCGGGGTCGGGATCACCCGGCGACGTGTCGACTGGGTCTCCACGCGCACGGGCTGGGGCAGGGTGCTGAGCAGGTGCCGGGACAGCGTCCCGGTCTGCGACCCGAGCAGGTAGATCGCCCGCTCGGGGTGGGTGAAGGTGTCCAGCGGCTGCGAGTGGCTGGTCAGTTCGAGGGGCACCCACACCCCGTCGAGGTAGGTCTTCGCGGTGCGGACATCCGCGAAGTAGAAGCCGCTCGTGTCGACCTTGCCGCCGATCACCACGAAGTCGGCACCCATCGACTCCGCCACCCACTTGATCTGCTGGCGGCGGAAGTCGTTGGGCTCGTCGAGCACGGCCACGTAGGCGGTCATCCGTACACCAACTCCTCGAAGAGGCCGAACTGCACGATCATGTCGGCGGTGTCGGCGTCGTAGTCGACCTCGTCGTACTTGCCGTAGTAGAGATCCTTCGCGGCCCGCAACTGGTACGGGTTCGGGTTGTCGAGCCCCCGCATGAACTTGTAGAACAGCGTGATCCCCTTGCGGATCACGGCGGCGTCGATGGTGAGCACCTCCGCGCCCTCGTCCTCGCTCTCGAAGATGAGGGCCTCGAACTCGTTGATCGGGTTGTGCTCGGGCGTGCGGTCCGACCATGTGTAGGCGCGGACGGTGGCCCAGTAGTTGATGCCGCCCTCCAGCGCGGTCGCGAAGACCGAGTTCAGCGCCTTCTCGCGGGGCGTGCTGGCGATGGTCACTTGCCCTCCTTCGGGCTCACGCGGTTGAAGTTGATGACGGTCATGTCGTGGACGTCGGTGTCCCCGTCCGGGTAGGCGTCGATC